ATATATTATATAATAATTAAATAGTTTTAAAGAACTAGACTGGTAGGTTTCTCAGGTAGTGCGCGGTCTTTCATCCTTTCTCGCGCCACCATTAACCTCCTCCTTGTCCTATCAGTCTAGTTCTTTTCTTGTCTTAAGGAGGACAAATGATTACAATTAACGGGCAAGAGTTGCCCAAACACATAAGTTATTCCAGCCTCACGACTTGGTTATCGTGCGGTCATTCGTATTTACTGACCAGAATTATGCAAGTGGATGAAGAACCAAGTGCTTGGCTATTCGGTGGCAAGGCACTACATACAGCAACCGAGTTGTATGATAGGCAAGTGGAGGGTGAATGATTCCCGTACCTCCACCACCTCCACCAGATATCGTGTATGACCTACACATAGATGAGCGAGACGAATATCCACGCAAGGTAAACACAACACGCAACCGCGTGTTAAAGTTTATCTACACAGAACGAGGACTTGAGGAGGCGCAATGCGCCGATGAGATTGTTCACGCTGAGAGCCGATGGCGAGAGCGTGCAGTCAACAAAATCTCAGGTGCTTGGGGATTGTTCCAACTGATGCACAAGACAATCAAGTGGGGCATCTACAAACAGACAGAGTTAGCAATGAAATATGCAGTGCATAGATATGATAGTTTCTGCAATGCACTAGATGAGAGGAGGAAAAAGGGATGGTGGTAGATGAGTTATGGGCTAAGGCTTGGGCTGATGAAACTAAAGATGCTGACCCTAGTCAGTGGCGTGTCACTAAATCCAGCCAGACCAAGGGTAATCCTGATGGTGAGGACTACAAGTGGTGGAATGAGCAAGGCAAAGTTATGCTTCAGTCTTGGATTGACTGGCGCAAAGCAGTTGGCTGGCAGATATGGCGAGCACCAGACAATCGCCTAGCGATTGAGTTAGACTTTAACATTCTGATTGGTGATGTTCAGGTGAAGATGAGCATTGACCGTGTGTTCGTAAGACCTGATGGTGACCTAGTAATCTTAGACCTTAAGACAGGAAAGCGAACACCACAGTCAGACTTGCAGTTAGCAGTCTATGCTGCTGGCATTGACAAAGTGTATGGCATACGCCCTAAGTGGGGTACATATTGGATGGCACGCAAGGCTGGTACAGAAAACATTACCGACCTAGATAATTACCCAACACACCAAATAGAGAAACTCATTGTAGGCTTTGACAAAGCACGCAAGTCAGGAGTATTCTTACCTAATCACGGACACTGCCATATGTGTTCGGTACGAGAGTTCTGCGAATGGTATCCATCAGCAGATGCAACAAAGAAGATACCGATATATATTGAGGAGAAGAAATAATGTCGGAAAACTGGAAGTTCCAGTCATCGTTTAAGGGTGGCTTTAAGGAACAGGATATGACAAACATCAGAGGCGAAAGCATTGAGGAGTTCGTACAGAACTTGATGGCCTTTGATGACTCAGTGGTTGAACTGGTCAACAAGATTAGTGCCAACCTCAAGGTGGCAGGCATTGCTGCGCCACTAACTACATCACTATCAACAGCAGCAACAGCAGTTGCAGCACCAAATCCAGTAGATAGTTGGACACCAGTACCACCTGCAGCCCCTGCTGCTGCTGGCGAACAGCCACCAGTGTGCGTACACGGGCCAATGAAGTGGATGGAAGGCGTATCATCTAAGACTGGTAAGCCTTACAGGTTCTGGGCTTGCACAGGGCCTCGTGCTCAGCAGTGCAAACCAGTAAACCCTAAGTAAAAACAAATGAGGTGGGGGATAGTCCCGAATGGCGATTCACACTATCCCTCACTTCATCTATTGGAGGAGTAAATGAAAACACTTAACAGGTCAGTCGGCAGGATTGACATTGGCGGTGAGCCATTGCCTGCTGTCTTCCAAACCTTTGAGAAGAATAAAATCATTCTGCGTAGAGCAGAAGTATCTATGATTGCTGGCGCACCAGGCGTAGGTAAATCCACACTGGCACTGGCTATCGCACTTAAGACAAAAGTTCCAACGCTTTATGTATCAGCAGATACGAACGCACACACTATGGCTATGCGTTTGCTGTCAATGATTACTGGCAAGTCTCAGGATGATGCAGAGATGTTGCTAGAGATTAACCCTAAGTGGGCAGCCGAACAACTATCGGAACACTCAGGTCATATCTTCTGGTCGTTTGATTCAGCCCCAAGTCTTACGGACTTGGATGATGAAGTATCTGCGTTTGAAGAATTGATGGGCAACAGCCCACACCTAATCGTTGTGGATAACTTGATTGACATTGCAATGGATGGAGCAGAGGAGTGGGGTGGCTTACGCTCAGCACTTAAAGAGTTAAAGTATTTAGCCCGTGATACCAATGCTTCTGTCTTAATACTGCACCATACCAGCGAGGCATCTAATGGTGACCCGTGCCCACCACGCTCTGCATTACAGGGCAAGGTGGCTCAGTTGCCAGCACTTATCTGCACCGTTGGACAAGACAGCCGTGGTTTCCTAGCGGTTGCACCAGTCAAGAATAGATACGGCAAGGCAGATGCGTCAGGTGCGACAGCACACTGGCTACAATTTAATCCAGAGTTTATGTTTATAGCAGACCTACCAGAAAGGGTATGATGTTAACTATCACTTTACTTATTATCATTGGCATCTTGATGTACCGCAACAAGAAGATGCACAATGAATTACTAAGAGTGTTAAGAGACAGACGCATTACAAAGAGTAAGTATGACAAGTAGAAAATCACATAAACAAAGAGGCTCACGCTTTGAGGTTGAGGTTCGTGATTGGTTTCGCAACCGCAAACTAAAAGCAGAACGCCTAGCGCGTACTGGCAAGAATGATGAAGGTGATGTATATGTACAGGCTGCTGTTGCGGATTATGTATTGGAAGCCAAGGCACCTGGGGCTGGTAATTCTATTGACCTTAGTGGTTGGCTTAAAGAGGCTGAAGTGGAAGCCGCCAATTATGCGAAGCATAGAGGTCTTAAGACAGAACCACAACCAATAGTTATCATTAAGGCTAGAGGTAAATCAATTGACAAAGCATATGTAGTAACTAGACTGGAGGATTATCCGTGGTAAGGAGGAGAATGTGGCGACACAGAAGCATCAAATTAGACCCATCCTTGAGCATTATGGCGCGAGCCTTAGGAACGGCAGAGGTTGGGTCAAATGTAAATGTCCGTTTCACGATGACAGAACCGCAAGCGCAGCGTGGAACGAGGAGTTAGATACATTCATATGTTTTGCTTGCGATATAAAAGGCGATACCTACAAGGTAATAATGAGAAAGGAAGGTGTTGAGTATGGCGAAGCCATCTCACTCGCAGAGAGAATTACTGGAACAAGCCGTAAGTCACTACCAAAAAAACCTAGCAACGGCAGAAGAATATCTCAGGGGCAGGGGATTATCTCACGCAGACGCTCTGCGTCATAGGCTTGGCGTGGTGATTGAGCCACTGAATGGACACGAGCAGTATGTTGGCAGACTTGCCATCCCATATCTCACACGAAGTGGAGTTGTTGATGTACGATTCAGGGCTATGGGTGCAGAGCAACCAAGATACCTTGGCCTACCAGGTGCTAACACACACCTGTACAATGTAAACGCTTTCTTTCGTGCGAAGGATTGGATTGCAGTGTGCGAGGGTGAGATAGATACCATCACACTAGACAGTGCGATGAACTATCCAGCCATTGGTGTGCCAGGTGTGAACAACTGGAAGCGACACTATGTACGAATCTTGCAGGACTTTGACAAGATACTTATCTTTGCAGATGGTGACCAGGCAGGTTATGACTTTGCTAAGAACCTCACCAAAGAACTAGGCAATGTGATAACTGTTCATATGCCTGAAGGTGAAGATGTTAATTCAACCTACATCAAGTACGGTCGTGCTTGGTTTGATGAAAGATTAGGCTAATGACAGAAGACTTTATCTGCGAAGATTGCAATGAGAAATACGAAAGTATCTTCGCGTTGATAGAACACAAAGAGATTGACATTCAGATACCAGTGCGTATCACCAATGAAATCAGTATGGACTTGTGGAATATCTTTAGGGCTATCAATGAGATGGTTCACGATGAAGACTACGAGGCTATCAAGATGGTGACCGATGCAATCGGCACCACACTTTATTCTGCTGCGCAGGGTACACTTGATGACATTGTTGATGAGATGTACATAGAAGATTCACTAGAAAACCTAGATGAAAAACTAAAGGAGTTACTTGATGAGCAGACCGACAACGATAACTGAGTTCTATACAGAGTCCGAGAAGTACTACGGTCAACTGCATCGGGTGCTAGTAAAGAAGCAAACTGACTACGGGCCAGGCAATATCGCTAACGCACCAGGCGGTGCGCTTAATGGTTTGCGTGTCCGTATCTTTGATAAAGTGTCACGGATAAATAACTTAATAGACTCTGGCAAAGAACCAGAGAACGAATCCTTACACGATTCATTCCTTGACCTAGCCAACTATGCCATCATCGCCTTAATGGTTCTTGATGACAAGTGGCCTAACCCCCGAAAGTGGGAACACGAATGAAAAAAGTAATAGTACTATCTGACATACAGGCACCACTACACGATGCCCGTTTAGTCACAGCAGTTCAGAAGTTTACCAAAGACTTCGCCCCAGATGAACTCTATTGCGTGGGAGATGAAGCAGATAGTCCAGAACCGAGTCGCTGGAACAAGGGCCGAGCAGGAGAATATGCAGGTACCTTACAGAAAGGACTAGATAAGACACATCAGATTATGGCTGGCTTCCGAGAAGCCATAGGTGATAAACCATTCCACGTTATGAGAAGCAATCACGGAGATAGAATTGAACATTACATCCAGAAGTACGCTCCAGCACTCGCTCCAATCCGCGCGCTTGAATACTCAACGCTACTTGGATACGATAAACTTGACATTACGTATCATACAAAAATATGGCAGTTCGCCCCAGGGTGGGCAATGGCTCACGGAGATGAAGGGAATCTTATACGAACTGCAGGTGGAACTGCGCTTAGCCTCGCAAAACGCACAGGACTTAGCATTATATGTGGACACACTCACCGACTTGGAATCCAACACGAACACACAAGTCTAAATGGTAAGTACACAAAGCAGTTGTTTGGTATTGAAGTCGGGAATATGATGGATTTACAGCAGGCTGATTACCTAAAGTTCGGTGGTGCCAACTGGCAGCAAGGCTTTGTAATCCTGTACATCCGTAGAGGTAATGTAACTCCTGTCTTAATACCTGTTAAGGGTCGTTCATTCACGGTAGAAGGAAAGACATACGAGTGGTAATATGCCTATAAAAATCACAGAGAAAATATACGATGACTACAAATCCCTAGTCCGTACTATCGCTGGTCAATTTCACAAGCGGTATCTGATGGTTGACAAAGACGATATTGAGCAGGAACTGTGGATGTGGTTTATCACGCACCCAAAGAAAACAAATGAGTGGACTAAGTTAGATGCGAAGGAAGGCGACAGACTGTTTGCCCGTTCGCTGCGCAATGCAGCCCACGATTTCTGTCAGAAGGAGAAGTCAAAGATACTTGGCTACTCACCCGATGACAACTACTACTACGACAAGACAATCGTAGAGCAGATACTTCCATACTTACTTAAGTCAGAAGTCAATGATGAGATAGACTTGATTGCAACTCTTGACCTGATTCAATCTGACTTAAGTCTGACTGGTGCTGGTGGGTCTAACCCTGCCGAACACGGCAACTGGATTGCTTACTTCTCTGATATCAGCAAGGCATTCAATGAACTGCCAGAGGAAAAGCAGAACCTGTTGCGATTAAGGTATATGGAAGACTTTGGGCCAGGCGAACTGGCCTCACAACTACATATCACATCTGATGCTGCACGTATGAAAGTTGCACGTGCACTCAGAACACTAATAAATAAACTAGGTGGCCATAGGCCACACTATGAAAACGATAGCATAGAACAAATGAAGGAGGAAGAGAATGACTACGATAGTGAAACTTAGTAAGGATGAAGTTAGAGTTTGTACACTGCTTGCAGTGGAACGCTGGCTGACTAAGTTTGGCAGTACAGATAGACCTAACTATGCTGCTGGTGCAGTGAATGGTCAGTTAGAACCTGAACTAACTGCCAATGTTAGAGCCAATATTGCTGAATGGGCGGTTGCTAAGCACTACAACATCAACTGGAATGTGCCTTGGTATCCAAATGCCCTTCATTCCCAACGCAAACACTTACCAGATGTTGGTAAGAACTATGAGGTCAGGTCAGTTAGAACTCAAACCTCTATTCCATTCTGGGAAAAGGATAAAGATAACTATATATTTGGGGCTAAAGTTTTAGATGTTGATTATTATTCTGAAGTAGAAGTCTATGGGTATGTCAAGCCTACCGATTATATGGAAGACAAATGGTACGATTCATACATCAGTGGCTGGCGTGTGCCAGTTATTGAATTCAAAGAATAAGAGCGGATACTAATGCCATCACAGTCACGTAAACATAGAGGTTATCGCAGTCAAAAAGTATTGGCTATGTATCTAGCAGAGAATGGATTTCCATTTGCTGAAAGCACAGGTGCTGGACGTAGTGGTTCTGACATAACTGGTTGTGTCGGTATTGATTGGGAAGTAAAAGCACGAACTGGATTTAATCCATCTACTGCGATTACACAATTGAAAGAAAGAGCAAAGAAAAATCTACTAGGTTTAGTTTGTTTAAGACTAAATGGACAAGGGGAGCAGAAGGTGAAAGACTGGGTTGTACTCTTAAGACTTGAAGATGCAGTAGATTTACTAAGAGAGGCGGGATATGGTGATAAAAAATGACAACGACCTGCCAAGTATTAGGGAAGTACTTACACACTACGGAGCAAAGATACGACAAACTTACGGGCAAGTTAATCTCCAGTGCCCATTCCACTCCGACACTCACAAGTCTGGGAGTGCTAATCTCAACAGTAATATATTCATCTGTTTCGCCTGCGGAATGCAAGGTAACAGTTTACAAATTATCAGCAAGCAAGAAGGGGTAGATATACGTGAAGCAAAGCATATTGCAGAAAGAATTACTGGGGAAAGCAACGGAAAATTACGGGGCAAACATTTATCAGGCGGAAAGTTACCTAAGAAACAGGGGCATTCCAATAGAAGTAGCACGGCTGGCGCAATTAGGCGTAGTAGAGGAACCTGAAGTTGGGCACGAAGCATACATCGGAAGATTATCCATACCGTATATTACCAAGACTGGCGTTGTCGATTTGCGTTTTCGCTCTCTTAATCCTGCTGTTGAACCTAAGTATATGGGTTTAACTGGTGCTGAAACTAGAATGTATAACGTGCTTGATATTGAAAAAGCAAGTAATTTTATTGGAGTATGTGAGGGTGAACTAGATACAATTACTATGTCTAGTTGTATTGGCATTCCTTGTATTGGAGTTCCTGGTGCCAACTCTTGGAAGAAACATTATACAAGATTACTAGCAGACTTTGAAAGAGTATTTGTATTTGCTGATGGAGACCAACCTGGAACTGAGTTTGCTCGTAGTCTTGCCAGAGAATTGCCAGTAACTATCATTCAACTACCTGATGGGCACGACGTTAACTCAATGTTTGTCGAAGCGGGAACGGAATATTTTCACAACAAAATAAATAATAAATGAACCTAGAAGAAGAGCCACCCTATAATACCTGCAATGAATGTGGTCAGGAGTTTGATAGTTCATTTGAACTAGTAGACCATCTACTGGAAGATGATGAAGAGTTCAACCCATACCTAGTACTGCCTAGTGGTCATAGACTAATGATTGGTTCAATGCTTAAGTTTATGTATGATAATTGCAATAATCCCGAACAGATAAAGTTAATAACCCAGTCTACATACATAACCCTATTTGCTTCAGAAAATGGGTTTGGACCTATACAAGAACTCGTTGAAGATATGGTGGTTGAGTCGGCATTAAAAGGATTTGATGATAGTCTTAAGACATTATTAGAAGAGGAAAACCCCAACAATGAAGGTGGAAAGTAGATACATATGTCAGATTATATTAATGATAAGTTTAAGAAGGATGTAGAGAATACCTTTAATGAACTCAAAGAATTACTCCTCAGCAAGCACCTTGATTACGGCCCGAAGAATATCAGCGACTCACCTGGTGGACCTGTCAATGGATTGCGAGTTCGTATGCACGATAAACTTGCAAGAATTAATAACCTTGTTGACAACAGCAGAAACCCACAACACGAATCCCTTGAAGACTCTTTCAAAGATATGGCTAACTATTCCATCATCGCATTACTCGTCTTAAGACAGCAATGGGATAGTAGTAAATGAAAGAACAAGAACTATTTAATTGGCTAAAGGTTGGTCATTACTCTGACTTAGAAAAGTCTAGTAAAGAGTATGATGGATTTGATTGCACTAGTAGTCATTACAAAATGTTTATTGAACTCAAGTCTCGTAACACTCATTACGATACCTTGCTTTTAGAAAAAAAGAAATTTGATTTCTTAGTTTCAACTGCAGATACTCTTGGGTATACACCTTGGTATATCAACTCAACGCCTCTTGGCGTCTGGTCTTTTCCGCTTAAGACAGTAGTCAAAGGATTAGAGTGGGTAGAGAAATGGTTACCTACCACCACAGAGTTTCAAGATAAATCTAAAACAACAAAGTTAGTTACATTTTTACCACTAGAGTTAGGCGTCAAGTTAACGTGATGGATTGGAATAAAATTAAAGAATGGGATTATGTAGTAGATGCAGTTGCTTCTGAATATGGTAAAAGATTTAAGATGGTTGAGTTAAAAGATATTAAACAATCTTTATACCAGTGGTTCTACGAACACCCAAACAAATTAAAAGAGTAGGAAAGTATCGGAGATAAAGATGCTAAGAATTTAATCTATCGCTCTCTTCGTAATCAGGCCTTAGATTATTGTCAAGAGTGGAAAGCAAACACAAGTGGCTATGAAACCAGTGATTTATACTACTATGAGGCAGGTCTTGTTGAGGCTCTGTTGCCCTCTGTCTTAAGAGGTGAGATAAATGTTGGACATAAATTAGATTTAGGTGGCGTAAGGGGAACCTCTGCTCCTGCCGAAGGTGGCAATCTTATGGCTATGATGATAGAAATTGATTATGCTTATTGGAAACTATCTAAAGATGATAGAAAGATTTTATTCTTAAGACACGCAGAGTCATTAGAGTATAAATTAATTGCTGACACTCTTGAATTAGGTTCAGAAGATACTGCACGAATGAGACAACGCCGTGCTTTAAGTAGATTAATCCGTAAACTTGGTGGCTTCAAACCTTACAATGACGAAGACTTAGAAAACAACAATGAGGATAGTAGCGATAATCAGGAACAACTTCCCAAAGTTGAAAGCGAAACTGAATAACTCTTTCATTTGTTGTCCGTCTTATAGAAACCTGTGCCTTTAAACTGCACTGAGAATGAATTAAAAATTCTATCTGCTTTGTTGCCACACACACAGTTAACATCGTGGCTTCGTTCATCTACACTTCTACTTAAGACATAAACTGCTTGACATTTACTACATCTATACTCGTAAGTTGGCATTACTCACACCCATCTATCTCTGTCGGAGCGGTGGCTACTGCCCCGCATTCATCACATACTTGGTCTAACAAATACATTCCTACTTGTCTTGTTTCCGTATCCCACATAACCTTTAAGTTCCACATTTTTGAACCACATACGCATACAAAAACAGGTTCTCCTCTTAAGTCAAACATCAGTAATAATTATTCCTAACGTGAAATTTCCAAGCAGAGCAGGGATTTTTATACCGATGTTGAATGTATTTATAAGTGTGTAGTATCTGAACCATTGGGTCTTTGCTTGTCTCCTTAAGACGTTGACCTATTCCATATGCACTTGAACCCGATTGGTTCTTTGCGAGATGGTCATACTTGGCTTCCTTGTAGAATATTCTATCAAGACATACCCACTCTTTATCCTTCCAACCATACCCAACCCAAGCAATTCTTCTAGCCAGTTTCTTGTTGGCTTTCTTCTGCTCCATTGTAGCCTTGGTAGGCTCAGGAACTGTGGGTTCATAGGAAGTTTTAGGTTTATGGGAAGTTTCAAGTTTTTGTATTGGATAAAAGATTAAAGCGATTTCTAGTAGAGCCA